CCATCAGCAAGGATATATCCGTTTGTCCTTCTCCACTGGAACCCAAAATAATTCTCCATTCCAAAAACCTTGACAGCGTTTGCGAAATCATTGGATGCGACTGCTCCATTGTTTGTACCGTAGAAAAGCCCTTTGGCATTATGCACTCCGGTTCTAAATGTGTCATTTATTGCCTCACTTCCTCCGGTGATTGCGCCCTGGCCGAAAATCGCCTGAGTGTTTGTTGACTTACCTATCAGCACGAGCAGGAAATTGATGAGCATTCTGTCAGCAAGACATTCGATATTCCAGAGCTCATCCACTCCGGCATTATTTGCTTTTGCGGCTGTGATCTCAGCACTTGCCTGCAGTCCCTTTGACACCTGCTGCCCGGAAAGCGACCTCATTGTTGAACTGATTACCGAGCCGTTATAAATAGGTGTATAGAAGTGCTCCGCGCTAAATCCTTTTGAATTTCGGAATGAATAATCATGAAATCCCTCATCCACCTTGTAATCAGCAATATAAACATTTGCGCTCTTCCCATCCCCGGAGGGAGCTACTTTGAGCCAAATCTTTTTTCCATTTCTTCCCCATTCCATCATGGCATTTCCGCCGTATGATGTATCAGAAATGTCGCTCGCGGTTCCATCAGCCTTTTTACTATAATCATCAGGATCGAGATAATAATCGACTGTACCGTCATACTTGAGCATGCAGGGTCTTGGCATAAAGAAAGCGTTCTCCCATGACCCATAATTAAATGCATTGTTAGAAAAGTCCATAAATGCCGGAACCATTCCGACTGCATCTCTCAGATATGTAACCTTCTCATAAGGATCCGCCTCTGATCCGTCGATATACATTCCATAAATCGTGCCCTGCTTTTCTGCCCCCATAGCATCAGCCATAGCTTCACACGCTGCTGCAATTCTCTTTCCAGTCTCATCCAGCATAATTGGTTTTGTAACTTCGCTCATTTCAATCTCCTCTCTTTTATTCGTTGTATGTGATGTTTAATTTCCCATTTATAATCGATAATCCCAAATCGTTGTTGCTCACATTATAGGCAACGGAATAGTCCTCCATTGTCATGCTGTCATCGTCTGCCACGGTACACCTTGCCAGCTTAACAGCAAGCAGGAGGTCATCGGTGACATTCTCAGGTCTTGTGGGTACCGCCGGAGGTACCGGAGAATAGTCCTCATTTCCCATGATGACAACGATCTCGCTCCGCTCATTTCCGGTGGCGATATCCTTGAGCACTTCGACATAGAGGTCATCAATCCTTGATGCTCCTGCGGTCGTTACCGGATCCAGCAGGATGGTATCACTCTCCTGCACCTGGATATCAATGCCCTCTGTCCTCCAGTATCCGGTGTTGATGATAACGCTGAGCGTACCTGCCTCAATGGTTCCGTCCTTCATGCGGACAACCTTGCCTGAGCCAAAATTGCCCATCAATATTCTATTGAGCGTGGCTACCTGCTCCGCTGATATATGGTTGACACCTTGATGTCCGGTAATTAAATCGAGCATATTTTTCTCCTTGCTTTTTAGGGCTGAGGATCATCCTCAGGTTCCTCCCATTCATAATAAAAAATATCCGCATCAATTACTGCTCTGCCTGCCGTTAGCGATGTGGCACGGACTGTTATAACGGCCTGCGTCGGATCCGAATCATCCAGCGATATATATTCAACCGATACAGTTACTCCCTGATCGCGTGACGATGCAGTGTATGCGTATACTTTTACTCGATTATTTGATCCTGATGGCGTTATAGGCGCAGTCAACTCTAAATCTTCACCTGCCCCATTGAAGTCATATATCCATCCTCTTGATTCAGTTTGTGGATTTAATAGAGCAGCAATCTTTGAGGTGCAAAGTTCGATGGCTGATGTATTGGCTTGAATATTATTCTCATCAGTTCCCAGCCTGGTATTCACATTGTCGACGCTATCCTGCAGCGAGCTGTTAGAAATATAATTCGAGCCCTTAACCTCTACGGAATCAACTGCTCCTGATACCATAAGAGCTCTGATTAAAAGATACGCGCCTTTGATGTTGACCGCGCTCGGTGGATCCGGAGGATTTCCCTCGTTGCCGGTTGGGAATGCAGTTCCGACCTGATAAACAAAGTCAGCCGTCTGCACATTTGTGATAGTGTCCTCGTATATAACGACATAGAGGTCATCTATTCTGCTATATCCCACCGCTCCGGGATCCAGCTCCCACTCATAAGCATCTAACAGCTGGAAAAAATATCCTCCTGCCAGAGCCTGCCCGGTATTAACTGTGACCTTAGTGCCGGATGTGATCTCTGGTACCAGCCCATTATCCAGCTGTGAAAATATCTTTATCCCGGAGATATCTCCGGACAATCCTCCTATAAGGGCAACGACCTGCTCCGTCGTGATATGAGGACTCCCTTTGTGGGCTGTCACGAGCTCTATATTTGCCATAGTGTCTCCTTATTTGCCGGTATTGTATTTATATTTCACAATACCGCGCTCAATCGTGATGATTTTCTGAGTGATCCTCTCTGATGCTCCAATACCTGTCACCTCGTCGGATGCTCCGATTCTGTCATTGATGTCATAGACTCTTTTCTCATCCAGGGTGATCTCAAGCTCATCCTTTTTCATGTATTCCTCAAGTTTCTTTTTCGCTGCTTCAATAAGAGCCTCAAAGTGATCCTCATACTGTTTGAAATACGCTCCGGCAATAAACTCCGGTATAGGCTGATATTGCACTGCTGTGTAATATGTATTTGTTTGCCATGTCGGATATGTGCGTTTTTTGTATACCGTCTGAGCACTAAATGCAGGGATAACATAGCCACTGCTATAATAAGCCCCCGGTACAAAATTCGGAGCGTGCGGATCATCCTGGTGCTTTACATAGTATTTATTCCTTTTGAATTTTGGGACCTTGTTCTCCGTTGTCTCCATATAGTAGGTGTTGGCTTTCCACCTTGGAGCTGTTTTGGCTGTTACTGCATAATACTTTGAGCCTTTTTTTGTGAAATAATTTTTATAGTTCTTTTTCCAGTCTGATGGCTGATATGTTGTCAGTACCTTTACTTTTTTTGAATCAGGTCCCACCTGAGAAAAATTAACACCATCAGTCGTATAATAATTGCTATATTTATCAGCCCAGTCTGATGGTTGCTTTTTTAATAATTCATATGTAGGATCTGGGACGATACTCTCAACTTTTGAACCGTCTTGCTTGCAATATTCAGTCCATCTCGTAGTCCAGTCCGGTGGCTGAGTTGTCAGCCTTATGAGTCCAGGAACCTGCGAAATTGTCACATAGCTGCCATTTTCGAGCTTGTAATAATTCATATATGCGCCTGCATACCATTGAGGCGGTTCTGTTGACTGCACATCGTAAAGCTCTACCGGATCAACACTCTTATATCCTTCATTATCAGATACATAATAATTTGCAAAGTTTGATGTCCAATCTCCAGGCATTGACAGCTGCAGATCATATCTGTATGCAAGGGCTGGCTTTTCGAGATTTTTATATTCAACTGTGTCATTTTTCAGCGTCTGGCTGAAATACTGCTCAAATCCCCATTCCTTCTCATCGAGATCCTTTGACGGAGTGAGATCTTTTCCCCAGTCATCAGGTACCGTCTCCAGTAATACATAGTGATATGTGCTGCCTATGCTCGGATAATCATAGATTTCAGACATCTCATTGATTCCGGTCACCATATGGGCTGAGAGGATTGCGAAATTCTTGATATCCTCCTCATTTGTTGACTCAGCCAGTGCTGCAATGTCTGTATAATAATCTGAATCCTGCACCGGATTCTCTCTTGCGTATGGTAATAACCCACCATTCTCATCGAGATAGAGGTCTATCACATATCTGTCTGCAAGATTTCCGGAACCCATGCAGTGCAGTCTGTTTATAGAGTTGTAATTTCTTTTAGCTCTGAATTGGTCTGTACCTTCAAGGAAATCATCATCATTCGAGTAATCAATATTGGGTACCGCCTCAATGACTCCGTTGACGATTTTGGGTTTTAAATCAAACTGATATAAGAGATCTCTGATAAATGTATATCCGTGAGCATAGTTGCCACTCTCTGATGATACTCTTGCATCAACATCATAGCCTGCATTGTGCTCTGCAACTGACATAAAAGCATTCTCAGGCTTAACATATAGCTCATTGAGATCTCCCGGGATTATGTTCATCCTCTCCAATAGTTCCCTCAGAACCTCATTAGCATCTCCATTGACATAAAAATAATTGTAACCGGGCTGAGGATATAGGATCTTATTCTCGAGGATTCCATGCCATGTCCTGCCAGTGTAGACCATCTTCTGATTTTCAGTATCAACCTCTATCGCATCAATTACACCTCCGTACTCGGTGCCATTGACATAGACAATCTGATCCTCTGAAAGCTTATGAGCTCCCATTGGTACCCTGAGCTCAAAATCATTCTCCTTTTCCCCAAATGAGCAATCGAATTTATATATATTTAATACACCGCGGTCTATGATTATTCCCTTTTCCACGTCTGCATAAATCAGGTCCATTTAGGCTCACTCCGTTTCTCAATCAGATAAAGGTCAAAAAGCAGATCCTGGGCTGATGATACAATCACCTGCCCACTTCCCTGGATAGGCTCAAAGATATAGCTCTGTCGATTTCTCGCATACAGAACGCTCTGAGTGGATCCTGAGGGATAGGTCAAAAATACCGCCTTTTCTCGGTCGTTCTTCTCAATACTTGAGATTGTGAGCGTCGAGTTGAGCGGTACTGTGATAAATACCTCGTAGAGGTGTCCGTTGATATATACTGCTGGATTTATACATGGCCCATATATAACCATTCTGAAATCCAGTGGAATCGTTGTATCAAAATTGATGACCTTCTTGTATCCACCTACACCGAGATCACAAGGCAGGTCAAAATCAAAATCGAGACCGTCAACAACCTGCTCCCGGCCGGTTGCCTCGATCTCATATTTTGTTTCTTTGAGCCAAAACGGAAAAGGACAATAGATTGATGCCTCATTTGTTGTCCCTTCCGCTTCATTCTCAGGTGCGCTGGTATCAGACTCGATCATATAACACTCAATAGTGTATCCATCCACTTCAAGAATTCCCGGCGTCTGGAGAAAAATATCATGCTCCGTTGCATCATGGAGGCTGTTGAGCTTTTCTTTCCTTGCTTCATGATTTCCGAACACCTTGAAAGTGACATTAAAAACCTGCGCGTCCTTCGTGAACGTCTGGAGGAGCTCACCAAATTTGTACTTAACTCCCTCCGGAGTCCATGCGTATTTATGCAGTTGTGCGTCCTTCAATCTCACCGCGTTAAAATCGAGGAGATTAAAGGTCTTGCCTGCGCTATTGGTATATACTGCTGTACTCATGCCAATACAACTCCTAATCCGTCCAATGTTCTTCGAAGCTCACGACCATCAATGCTGATTGAGATAGTTGCATCTGATGCTCCCTCTCTAACAGCTGCATAGATGGCTGATGCATCAACTTCACCTCTCAGATTGCTGCCTGCTGCCTCGCGCTGATACTCAAGTGCCTGCGCTGCGCTCATACCGACCATGATATCTGTTGCAGCGTTTTCTGCTGCCTGCTGCACAAGATAAGAATATTTATTGATTCCCTGCGCGAACATCTTCATCATGTCAGGCATCCACTTATAATCGTCTGCCATGGGTCCCTTTGTCGGATGAGAGTGTCCCATTACTTCCTTTATCATCTGAGCTGGTTTGCTTACAACATTTTTCAATGCCTCCAACTTTGATGAGATACCATCAATAAATCCCTGGAGCATATCTTTTCCCCAATTGAGTGCATCGTTCTTGAGGTTCTTGAATTTGTCTGTAAAAATGTTCTTTATTTCTGTCAGCTTGCCCTTTGTCAGCGTGTCAAGCGTTCTGAATCCCATAGTGTAGTATTCTTTTATACCTGTCCATGTAGCAGCGACTACTCCCTTGATACCGCCTCCATGAGACTGATATGCGTTTTTGATCCTGCTCAGGGAGCTGGCTGCATTTGTAGCAATTGCAGATCCGACTGTTGAGACAGTAGACTTGACTCCGTTCCATACCTCAGAAGTTTTTGCTTTAACATTTCCCCATGCTTCTGCTGTCTTTGACTTGATAGCGTCCCATTTCTCGGCAACTACTGCACCAACCTGCGCCGCAACCTCTTTTATCTTGTCCCAGTTCTTATAGATCAGCACACCTGCAGCAACTACTGCCGCGCCAATTGCAATGAACGGCGCAAAAGGAGCCAAAAATGCAATAACTCCGGGGAGTGCTGTAAGGGCTGAGACTCCAATGCTCACTATTCCTGCAGCTAGTGGTGCAAAAACTGGTATAAGAAGCCCTATTCCTTCAATCAAAAGACCTCCAGCTTGTACCAGAGTCCCGATTGATGTCACAAATGTACCGATACCAACAACTACAGGACCTATCGCAGCAGCCAGGGCTGCAAATTTGATAATGTTGTCCTGCTGGGCTGTTGATAGTGAATCCCATTTCTGTGTCAGATTGTCAACAACATCAAGCCCCTTCTGAATATAGGGCACCAATCTCTCGCCGATTTCAATTGCAACGTTGCCGATCTGTTCCTTTGCCTGGGAGAGCTGTGATGCTGTTGTTTCATAACGCTTATTTGCCTCATCCTGGAGAGCCGTGTTCTGCTCATAGGCTGAGTTGGATGTCTCGACTGCACTGGCGAGCTGATCTGATGCCAGAGCTAATGACTGGAGCATATTTGACTGTCTGATACCGCTCATACCGAGCTCATCAAGGACAGCATAGGAATCCTCACCGGATGCATTCAGTTCTGAAAGCCCTCCGATAAATTCCTGCAATGCTGTGACCGGAGAACCCTTCCAGTCATTTGCAAACTGCTCAGCACTTACCCCGGCAATCCCTGCCAGAGCTTCGAGCTTTTCACCACCCTCGCTGACTGCTGATGCAATATTTGTCAGCGTCTGAGTCATTGCGGTACCGCCTGCCTCTGCCTCGATACCCACTGAGCTCATTGCTGCTGACAATGCAAGGATGTCCGTGGATGACATTCCTGCAATAGTTCCGGCTGATGCCAGCCTTGTGGACATGGCAACAATCGAAGCCTCGTCCGTTGCGAAATTATTGCCGAGATCAACAATCGCTGAGCCTAACTGCTCAACATTTGCCGTATCTTCCCCGGTTATATTCATGAATCGAGCGAGGGCTGTTGCAGCCTCATCTGATGATATGTTTGTAGTATCACCCAGCTCGATCATTGTCTTTGTGAATGCTGTGAGATTATCAACTCCGGTGATACCGAGCTGACCTGCTGCCTCCATAACTCCTGCAATATCCTCTTTTGAGGATGCAGTTTCCGTTGACATCTGTTTGATGTTATCAGCTAACTGCTGATACTCAGCATCAGATGCGTCAACTGTTTTCATGACTCCGGTGAAAGCTGTCTCCCAGTCAACCACCGCCTTACCTGCTGCCGTAAACGCGCCAACAATGGGAACGGTGACGTTCTGAGTCATGCCTTTTCCAAAATCAGTTATGGATCCGCCGACATCCTTCATTTTGGATCCGACATCCTGCATCTTCTGCCCTACAATCTGGAGGCTGTTTGGCATCGAGTCAAGCTGACTCTTCATTTTATTTAGGTCTGTTGTGGCATTATTAACAGCCTGCTGCCATTTCTGCACCTGAGTAGAGTTCTCATCATAGTTGGCTTTTGCCTTTTCGAGCATTGCAGAAAGCTCCTCGACCTTTTTCTCCTGGAGCGTTATCTGCTGATTTAGGAGCTTCTTTTTTGCAGTATTTTCTTCGATGCTCTTGCCTTCGTTTTTAAACGAGGATTCAAGCCTTCGCATCTCAGAGCTCAATGTCTTAGCCTGGACTATAATCTCATTTATCGATTTTCTATAATCGGCTTCGCCTTCTATCCCTATCTTGGGGCCTATATCAATAGCCATGCTCTACCTCAACTGAATAACCTCTTCAAATGTCATCTTCTTTTGTTTTGTCTTGATCTTTGCAGCACCGTTATGCACTGCATAACAAGAAACGAGGTCACGGAACTCTCCGTACCTCGTTATCATCGTTTCGCGCCTTGTCATATTTAAAAGGTGCCCATAAAAAATGAGCCAGGACTCATCCAGCTCTATTTTTTGGACACTGTTTTTTTTCCTTTTACTTTTACCGGCTCAGTTTCAACATTTCTTTTAGAATCTCCATAATATGCTGCATATGCTTCATCCTGGAGCTTCGAATATTCCTGATTATCCATCATGAGGAGTTCTTCCTCAGTAAGGACCTCCTCATTAAATTTGGGATCTTCGAATTTCATTGAGTCGATATATCCCTTATGCAGGGCTATGATAAACATATTGTTGTTGTGTGCAACCTCTTCATAGTCACCCTCAAATAATGAGCCTATGTTTTCCAGCTTTCCATCCTTGCACATCTTTGACACCTCGATGGACGCTGCTATCGTAAATTTGAATTTTATCTCTCTTCCGTGTAAATACATTTGAATCCCTCCTCTGGATGTGCGACATATCTTTTAGATCATCATGGTGCTGTGACTGTGACTGTGTAGGTCTTGGAGTCAACTCCGTTGGATACTACGATCACAACTGTATTGTCTCCTGATGCCCATGTCACGGAGTCACCGCTATCAATTGCGGATCCGTTTGCATCGATGGAAACTGTCAAACCGGCTCCAGCTGTTGCGCTGACTGTATCAGCTGCATTTGTTGTTGATGTTGTGTATGTGTCAACATCAGCGTCAAATGTAGGACTGAGCACAAGTGAACCAATCTCAATATCAGTCAATTCTGCCTTTGCAAGGGCTGTGACTGCTACTGTGTAGACGGTTGACTCTTCTCCGTTTGTCGCTGTTACCTCGATAGTGTTATCTCCGAGCGTCCAGGATACGGAATCACCTGACTCAATACCGACATTATTTGCCTTGATTGATACAGTGATACCCTCAGCAGCTTCTGCTGTCACTATTGAGGACGCATCTGTTGTCGTTGCTGTGTATGCAGTCTTATCTGCTGCAAACTCAGGGCTCAGCACGAGTGAGCCAATTGTCAAGGATGAAAGTACCGGATTATTGAATCCCATAATCTCCTTGAGGGCTTCCTCAGCAAGTACTTCTGTTGCAAACTCATCACCGTCATACTTCCATGAATTCTCATCGGTGTCATCACGGCTGATCTGAGCAACAAGCTCCTGCACCTGCCAGTCAATCTCCTCCTCCTGAGTCTTTGCTGACATTCCCAGAGTGTTGAATTTAACCTTAGGCAGCAAGAACGGCTGGAAAGTTGTAACTCCTCCACTCATCCACTCAACAATAAAGCCCAGTCCGACAAACGGAGCATTATCTTTTGATGAGTGTGCTGTCCATCCTTTTGCGTTAGGCTCTCCGAGCCCCTGGATAAATCTCTCAGCAGCTGTGAAAAGACCATCAACGTTGACGGTTACATTGCCACCTGAGAACACACCACTCGCTGACTCAGCTTTCACGTTATCAGCATAAAAGTCATTGCTGTCTGATGAGCTGGGATCAATGTTCAAATCAACACCGCGAGCGAGTCTTCTAAGCCCGGAATAAGTGACCTTATTACCGGTATTGCTATATTTAGCAACATAGGGCTTGGAAAAACCGATTTTTACTCTTCCGGCTTCACTCATTTTTATTCCTCCTATTTAACATATTTCTTTAATTCACGATCAAAAGTCTCTTTCATGGCCTGCTCAGCCGCGCCTTTGACTCTGCTGACCGCTCGTCTAACAAAATCATTTTTCTTACGGTGAAAGCTCGTTCCACTTATAAGGGAACGCGCTATCATCATATTGGGCTGTCCGTTCGGATGTTTTTTAGTGATTACACTGTTATATCCGTCCATGCCGACCTTAACATCTGCACCTGTGAGATTTTTCCTCATGTGTGCAATACCCAAACCATTCAGGAGTCCCTCTTTTTGTGCCGGGCTGACTTCGCTCTCCGGGAGAGATGCAATTTCTCGATGTATCTCATCGGTTACGATCTTCGCGCCCTCATAGACGCTCATGCCCATGATGTGAGGACTCACCACCGAAATCTTTTCGAGCTCGGCGATATATTCATTTATTCCAGATCCGACTGTCAGCCTTGCCATTTAATCACCTCACTGTAAAAGTCCACTCATAATGTATGAGATCTGTCTCATCCTCATACTGTACTGATTCCAGAGTCCATCCACCCGGATCAATCCGGTCAAGTGCCTCCTGGATCTCATCAAGGATGGGATTATATTCTATCTGTGTGTAATAATCGAGCGTTCCGCTTATTTGCTGTTCTGCCTTGTGATTATCGGCATGAAATGCATCACCTTCTCCATTTTCCATCCATACACCGTACTCCTTCTTGGTGTTTGGATCTCTCTGATAATGGAAAAACTTCGCTCCTTCAATTTTGTTGAGTTCATCCCTGACCGTCATCAGGGACTGTTGCAATGATTTCATATAATTGATCCATCCTTGAAAGTGTCAGATCAGTGACCTTGAGCCCATCATCATCAAGGAGATGCTGGACATTGATGATCCGGTACTGATCTCCGTTTTCATTTTCCTGCCCTTCATACTCCTTAAGGACTGCATACATTCCGATATGGATAGTTGCATCTCTCCATATCCTTATGAGCATATCTATGCGTTCACTGACTCCCATTGCTGCATATTGCCGGTTATATCCCACGGTTCTCTCCTCAAAAAAGCTAGAGCTTTTAGGCTCTAGCTTTTCCTTTGGCATATTTCCCTGCTCAGCATCATTTGAGAGATTGCATATTGTACAAATACCTGCATCCTTCATGATGTAGCTCCCATCTTCTGACTGAATATCCTATTGTTTAGCTGATACCGCAACATTCGCGGCATTCCGGTCGCAGAGATCGCGCTGGTGTAGCCTGACAGACTATCATCAACGCGCTTACGGTACAACCATGCTGCATACATGACAATGAGATTGGCATCGTCAACCTCATATGATATCTCGGTGGTGGTCGTGGTTGTCTCGTTGCCCTCATCGTCGGTCGTGGTGGTTGTGCTTTCTATTGTTGTTGTTGTGAACGTCACACCCTCTCTTTTTATTTCCTTTTCCGCGGTCTCAATGAGCTGGCCCAGATATTTATCCTTTAAGGAATTAATTATCTCGAGATTAGCCTTGAGCATCTCCAGGATATCGTTTTTTGTCATTTCTGCTCCTTTGCTTTTTTGGATGCTGCCTTTTTAGCAGGAGCTTTTTTCTCTTCCTTTTCCTCCTGCTCTTCCTCCTTAATGAGAGGCTTTTTCAGAGCATTGGCATCCGTTGAAAGCTCTTTTATTCTTGCCTCGTTTACTTCGAGCCCCTCCCGGGGGAATACCATCCCCGGCTTATAGGGATGGTATCCGTCCGTCTTATCGGCAAATTCCTCGATCACGATGTATCTCATCATGCAGCAGATACAACTACGGTGCAGCTTGCTGTTGCGCCGTTAGAGGTTGCTGTGATGGTAGCGGTACCAGCACCAACTGCTGTCACCTTGCCGTCATCGCTAACTGTTGCATAGGATGTATTGGAGCTCTCCCATGTGATTGCTCCCTCAACCGGTGCTGTCATAGCTGTGAGCTGAACCGGATCATCACCGACTGTGAGCTCAAGATATGTCTTATCGATTGATACCTGCTGAACGGTGTTAGCCTTATCCAGCGCAAATGTCATTGTGCTGCTGGGTGTTGTGCCGTTGATACCGATGGCAACAAATGCCTCAGCGATTGCAGGAGCACCGTCATATCTTGCTGTACCCTTGAATACAGTCTTGTCATTGATAAAGAGAACGTGTTCAGACTGAGCGAACTGAGCACCGCCTCTCTCAGCCAGCTTGTAGAGGTCGAAATAACCGCCGATTATTACATAATCAGGGATGAAATCGAGAACCTCAACAACACCTCCAACAACCGGCATTGTACCCTCCATTCCGGATACGACTGCACCTGCTGCGTTAACAGACATTGCGGACGCTTTCAGGAATGTGTAGGTTGTCTCGTTCATAACGAATACCTTTTCTCCACGGCTGTACTTACCCTTTGCAGCACCTACTGCAAGGACAATCTGCTCGAAGAGGTGCACACCTGTGTAGGTGTTTGCGATTGTCTTGACATTTGATGTATGCAGGTCAGCCCATGCTCTAGCTGTTGCAGGATATCCTGCAGGCTTTGATGTCTGCACGAGTCTGGATACGATACCCTGAGGCATCTTGAGCGTTGTTGCTGTGTTGCGTCCGTAAAGGATAGCCTTGTCGAGCGCAATACCGATAGCCTGACCGAGTGCATCTATGAGTGTTGCAGCAAGGTCAACATCGGAATCCTCAAGCTGAGCGTTGCATACCTGGTAATAACCGCCCACCTTGTAGCAGTCAAGCTCAAGCTCACTAAATGCAAGGTCGAGCTCGTTGAGGTTTGCGCAGCACTCTGTCCATACTGCCTCGCCTACTGTGCCCTGGATCACTTCTCTGCCGGTTCCGCTGATAGAGTCAACGGATACGTGCTTGTAGAGTTTTGAATAATCCATCACGTTCTCTCTCAATATTCCGAGGAATACCTCAGGAATTGTGAGACCTACGTTGGTGAGTGCTCTCTTTTCCTTGATGCACTCTCTTGTCTTGGAGATCCACTCCTTGACATCATCACGCTGCATCATTGCATTGAATGCAGTTCTTTCAATCTTGCCAAATACTCTCATGGCTCTAGCGTTCATGAAATTAACCTCCCTTTTCTCAATGTCCTTCTCTCCACCTCTGTCCTCAGGCTGAGGTGGAGTCTCAGGCTCTGTCTCGGTCTCCTTGAGTTCAGACTCAAGTTCACCGACTTCCTTCTCAAGATCTGCCTTGTTCTCCTCGTGATCCTTCTTTTCTTCCTCGAACTTCTCAACCTCTTCCTCAACCGCTTTCTTTTCCTCGTCGGTCTGAGCCTCTTCGATTGCCTTTTCGAGCTCTTCCTCACGCTTTGTGAACTCAGCGTCTTTGATTCTCAGCTCATCGAGTGCCTTTTTTGCATCGTCGAGCTTTCTCTTAATCATCAATGCTTTGAGTGCCATTCTTTAGCCTCCCTTTCATTGTCTTTCTCCAGGCTTCATTTTTGCGCTTGAGGATGTCATCGCGCTGTCTTGTCCTGGCGTCTATATTTGTTGATTCATAAGCCGGGAATGTGCAACATGAGACTTCATAGAGCGGATTGATCTCCTTAATCGTCCAATGTATGTCACCGTTGTCGAAGAATTCGGTTTCCTCTGACACGATGTCGAACCCTATCGAACACTGTGAGACATCGCCTCGCTTAACGCGCTCATACAGATTGACAGCATCAGAATCTTTCGGATTGATCCTGATACGTCCCCATAGACCGCGCTCATCCTCGCTCACCTCAAGCGTCTTCGCAGCTGTCCGACCGAGTACTAACGTTGTATCATGATTAATGAGTGCTCTGATATCTCCAGCGAGTGCATTTTTGAATGCTCCCGGAGCTATCGATTCGCTCATGCCCGGCAATATTTCATAATTTGAGTTGAATACGGCAAAATATCCTTCAATAATCATCTCGTCGTTTTCTTCTCTTGTTTCAAACTTCGATGCAATGCTTCGCATCTGTCTGACTTCTCTATCCATTATTCACCTCCGCTTAATTTGTTCTGATCTCCGATTTTTTCCCTCGGTATATAATTCTCAAGTACTGAAAGCTCATCGAGTCCGTCCATGGGAGTCATTCCCACCGCGTCTCTGACTTCGTTTCCGGTGATGATTCCCTTGTCGGAGAGTCCACCGTATACGTCAAATATTGTCTTGAGATCCCAGTCGAGGAGTGAGCGATAATTAAATCTCAGATACATCTTGGGACTGATTATCAGCTTTTTAGTCAGCTCCTGCTGGATGCTCACGCATATCGTCCTGACTTTATTCATGACGAAATTATTCCATGCGTTCTGATTGTATTCACCTACACCTAAAAGGAACGGAGGCACGCCAACAATCGACGCGACTGTCCTCTTGTCCAGCTGAACCATATCGGATATTGCAAGATCTGAGAGAGATAACGGTCTCACCTCCTGCACATCGAACTGCTCAGCCGGAATTATCCAGGGTGCTCCGGCTTCTCCGGTCGCAAGATAGTCCTCGCGGAGTTTTTTACGTCCATCGGGACCTGCAAACTCCTCAGCCATGGCATCAACCTTTACAATGAGCGAGGGTTTCCATTTTGATTCCATGAATCCCTTTTCTGTTGCGCTTGCCTGCTTCAAATTGGCTGCCACATCTCTGAGTAATGCCTCTAATCCTCTACCCTTCCAGAGATAATATTTATCCGGATTGTGTACAAAATGGATCATGTTCTCCGGATCATGTGCCTGCCCATCGATGAGGATCTTATAATCCCGGTACCCTATGGGCTGAAAAGTTACTCTATCAGCTGCAATGGGTTCAAGGCTCCTGAGCAATCCGTCCCATGTATGCGGCCATACAACTGCGTTCCCTTTTCCATAGAGGAGCATATTCATGACATTCGCCTCCATCCATGTGGAGCGAGTCATGTTATACATGGGATTAATGTCTATGGCTCTTGAGAGCTCATTAACAACACGGATATCTCCTCTTTCAGTATTTGACATGAGGTGAATTGTCAATGACCCTATGAGCTCCGCAATAGCGCGACACGCGGTCATGATCTCAGGATTTTTGTCGAGCGGTGTATATCCCGGAATACATATCGAGTCATTATCTGTGATTAAATATCCGATCTGGGATATGCTCCTTTTTTGTTGTTTTTCTGCAATTTTTTTCTTCTTTTTGCTCATTTATCCCCACCAGCCTGAGTTTTTCTTTGCCTTCTCAGCTTTTTCCATGAATTTAACGCAAGCAAAAACCGAAGCGTCGAATAAATCAATCCTAAGCTCCGGCTGAATCTTCTGATATTGCACTGCATCGTCTGTCTTTTCTACAGCTGAGACATTTGCGACACAATACTCATATGCATCACTATGCAAATAATAGAGTCTGCCGTCCTTCGCGGCTTTCTCTATGTGTCTGAATCCCTGGGATTTCAGATAATAATATTGTGGCTGGTCCTCAATATAGAACCCAGCCGCTTTCATTGCCGGGAAATATTCCTCTCCGGCAAATTTGCGATCATGTCCGACCGCCTGGATCTTGAATCCCTTTTCTCTCATCATCTTGAACCAATTGACAATATCCGAGATATTGACAGTCGGAGAATTGCACATTGTCAGCCATCCGTCCTCCTGCCATCCAAAAAGAGGGATATTATCCTCATCCGCTTTGGCTGCTGCCTGAGTAATAGGGAAAAAGCCATGCGTGATGATGATATCAACATCGTTATAACATCCATACAGAGCTGCTGCCGTCAAGTCATACATCCTTGACAGGTCTGCACCTCCATACCAATTTATTTTTAACTTTGCAAGCTCATCCAGCGTCCATTTGTACTTTGAATCACTTGCTTTGAACTCATCAAGGTCAAACCATGCCTTGAGAGCTGAGGTGTAAATATCCAATGACCTGCTGAGGAAATCCTTGCGCTGCTGAGGATCATTTTGAGCCTGGAGCGCATCATTCATAATCTCCTGAGGTCTTATCGTCACACCATAAGAGGGATTTGCTTTTTCATGTTGTACCGGATCTGTATATTCGACATTTCCCTTCTCATCCTGGTCTGCTCTTGCTATAAATACAAAAATGGAATCGTCTGTTACGGTCCCATTCACAACTTTTATTCCATATTCGAGACGGCCATAGCAGAACGAATTGACGTTATCTCCTGCCGTGGTGATGCCTATCATCAATTTATTTGTATAGGCTTTCATGCCCTCCTTAAAGCGGTTATACTGAGCCGCTTTTTTGAATGCATGAACCTCATCAGCTATTGCTATGTTGCAGTTAAATGAATCCTGGACATCCGGATTTGATGCCAGGGCTTCAATGTCAATGGATCCGACCGGTCTGCCGTCCTCATCTACAAATTCATAGTGGATTGAATGCTCAGCATTATTATTTCTGACTCTGAACTCTTCAATCATTCCACGGTATCTGAGCGTATAAACTATATCATTGAATGACTCACACGCCTGCTTTAGTGATGCCGCCACTATATAGATTTTGGCTCCGGATCTTCTCTCCAGGAGAGCGAGACCAAATGCAAGAGCTGCCACAAAAAGAGTTTTTCCATTTTTTCGAGGAATAAAAATAAATCCCTCCTTGAATCGCCTCTCTTTTGTGCCTTTGTAATAAAATCCTACAAGATTATAGATTATAAATATCTGCCAGTCCTGCAGGAGCAGTGGTTTGTTTTTCAGAGGTTCACCGTCCAGAGCTTCTCCCTGCTGGTGAACCATAAGCCTCTCAATGATACCGATAACAAAATCAGGCTCTTTTGTGTGGAGCTTTAGATCGTCACGCTCAAGGTCCTTGAGAAATCTCGCACACGCGAGGATTATCTCTTTTCCTGCGATTTTCTTTCCGGCGCATACGCTTTTCGCATATTCAATCGCTCGCGTCTTATAGCTTTTAGCCAATTGCTTTCAGTGCCTCCGTCAAGGCTGAGCCCTTTTGCTTTTGCAGGGCTTTTTCATTTATCTTCTTGAGACCTGCCGGAGTCAGTCCCAGATCGCGCCAATATGTCAGCGCGTCACGATTTAAGTCATTGATAAGACGGAGAGACGGATTCTGCTCCAGATTGGTCGCTCCATTTTTATTCGTATGTTCTACAATCGCATTAGATCCATCGTCCTCATATTTCTTTTGAATGACGTCTCTCCTGCTGAGGATATCCGCAAGTGTATCAATGACAGAATCGAAATATGGTCTATATGTCCCTGCCTCTTCGCAGGCTTTTTTGATTTTCATTTTCCATCTTCGTTTTGTCATTGTTCATCCCTCACATATAATTGTCCTCGCGAAATCTGTAAAAAATTTTAATATCAGTTTCATGGTACTTTGATAGGAGTTTCGAGAGGGTTTCTCCCTAATCTCAAGTTTTTCCTACTAAATAAGTCGGAATTTTTACCCCCACTTCCAAAT